GACTTGTCTAGTTTAGTGTTAGGACTATTCTTACCTGCAGGTACTGGTTGGATACGATCTGCAGGTAGATCACCTGCAACTAACTCTTTAGCAGCTAGCATCTCAGTTTCTTTAGTCTCTAAATCTTTTGTAAAGTCATATACATCTAGACACATCTCACCACTTACTTTGTCAACTGCAAGAAATGCTCCATGTGTTTTATCTGTAACAAGTGGATCATCTTTACCTGCATAGACATAAGAACTGAGTTGACTGATATAACCAAACGCATCGTTGTCTCGAAGACTACCTTCCTTAAACTTCTTAAAAGCATAAGAGCTGCAAGACTTAACATCAACAGTCATGCCATCAATGATACAGTCTCTATGACCACGGATGCCGTGAACATCAAGTCTATCTTGAGAACCCTCAAGCTTGTGACCAGAAGCTCTTACCATAGCAAGAACTAACTCTTCAATCATATCACCATAGAAAAATCTAAGTAGTAAATTAGCAGATAGTGGTTCACCAAGTGCGGGTTGATTTACTTTATACCAAAGTTTACGTTTACACGGTGTACCAACAGACGAAAGAGATAGATACCCACGAGGTTCTTGTGGTTTGCTAAATCTTTTGTTGGCACTTATACCGATGTTCTGACCTAAATTTAGAGCAATCGAACGAGTCCAACCACCGAGTCCATATATTACAGACTCTATATCATCTATTAAAGTATCAATCTTTTTCATTATATATCCTTAAAGGGTGGCTCCCCGAAGGGAGCCTAGTTGTTTATGGAGGAGGTTAAAACAACACTTCGCTTTGTTTTTCTTCTTGAGCTACAGGTGGTGGCGAAGCTTCATCCCCTGTAGTATCTGCTATGTAGGCAACATGGTCAATAACTTTAACCTTGTCCAACCTAGTGCCGACTATGTTAGGTCGGCTTGTGTCGTATACCGACAACTCTACTTCTACAGTAGAGCCGTTACCAATGGTACCATCAGAATTAATATCCCAAGTAGAACCATCAGACTTTTGAACAACAGGTGCACCGCTGTCCCAATCTTTCCCTGTATTAAATTTACGTATAAACTTAACCTTAGTTCCACGTCCTTCTGCATCTGGTGTACCCTTCTTCATTGAACGAGAAGCTTTTAAAGCAGCTAGATTGTCATCGTCCATAATAACATCAATAGTGCAAGCACCATCGTGATCTCTGTAGACTCCATCAAAACCGTCCATGTCACGGTTAGATTCAAATACTCTTGCCCATTCGGCAATTCCAGTTAATTTAACTTTACGTGTAGCCATTTGGCCCTCCTTTGTTAATGCACGTCACTATAACGTTGACCATACTGTATATCAATACCTAAGTCAACATTTAATTTAAGTTCTTTATTAAGTTTTTCAATAGCCCAGTTTAATGCATCACTGTGCTCATTTTGCTCTCCTTCTTTTACTAGGTTAATAGACTCGTCATGAAACTGACCAATAATATTTGGTCTGCGTGTTCTGTAATATGCAACCCACTTGTCAAAACAATATGCACCAGTAGATTGATTAAGTGTAGAAA